CGAATTCACCGAGGCGGCGGGCCTGCTGCGCAAGTTCACACCCGTTATCGCCAACCTCAAGATTCTTCGGGACATGAGCGTATGACCGTGGACGTACAGACAGATCGGCTCCATATCGGGCAAATCCCCGCATGGGAGTCCGAGTCCCGGTTTGTCGGGCTTATCGCCGGGACGGGCGGAGGCAAGACCTGGTTTGGCCCCCGATGGCTTGCCCGTGAGATCAGCCGCCATCCCGGCGAGACTTGGATGGTCATCTCCCCGACCTACAAGATGCTGGCGCGCACGACGCTGCCCGAGTGGCAGACGTTTGTTTCCGGCACCGAGTTGCAAGGCACCTACAACATGGGCCGGGGCGAGTACATGCTGCCCGACGGCGGCAAGATATACTTCCTCTCCGCCGACAATCCGCGCGGCGTCGAGGGAGGTCAGATCAAGGGCGCGTGGCTTGACGAGGCCGGGCAGATGCCCGAGTTTATCTGGACTGCGATCCAAGCCAGGTGCGGACTCAAGCAGGGCCGCGTGCTGTTCACCACGACGCCGTACGAGCTCAACTGGCTGTACGACGACGTGTTCAAACAGTGGGAAAAGGGCGACCCGGATTATTTCGTCATTCAGTTCTCGTCCGACACGAATCCCTACTACCCCAAAAAGGAGGTCGAGCGTGCAAGGGCTACCATGGATCCTCGCCTGTTTGAGATGCGCTACGGAGGGTCGTTTGTGGAGCTGTCCGGCGTGGTCTACGCGGGCTACCGCGCCTGCATCGTCCCCGACGACTCCGTGCGAATCAGCGAAAGTTGGCGACACTGCGCCGGCCTCGACTTTGGGTTTGATCACCCCTTTGCCATCGTCTACGGAGCCCTTGATCCACAAGACATCCTATGGGTCTACCACTGCTACTCCGAGCGGCTGAAGCCCATCCAGTATCACGCCAACAGGATGCGGGCCTACGTAACGTACTTCGCCGACGCGACCAACCCGGCGGGCCGGGCCGATCTCGTAGGCTACGGCTACACAGTCCTCGCGGCTGACAACTCGGCCAAGGGCATATTCAACGGGATCGACTCAGTCATCGAGCGTATCCGGTCAAACCGCATCAGGTTTCTCAAAAACGGCTGTCAGGTGTTGCTCGACCGGCTCGCACACTACACCTTCGCGCCTAACGGGATGCCGAAAAAAGTCAGTGACGACGAGGCGGACGGCCTCCGATACCTGTGTCAGGGCCTCAAGGTTACCGCCGGGTGGAGACAGTAATGGGACTCTGGCAGAGATTCAAACGGTCGTTTAACCAGGGCAAGCACACCGTCGCGTTCTGGTTGCAGGGTAACTTCCGCGGCTGGAACAAGACCTACACGTATCAGACACTGCTCGACCGGTATCAGGGCTGGGTCTACACACTAGCCAACAAAAACGCCACCACGGTCGCCTCGACGGAACTCCGCGTTTTCGCGGGGCCAGGCAACGAGGAGCTTCGCCCGTCACACCCCCTCGTCAGGATGATGGACATCCCGAACCCGGAGATGACCTGGTATGACGTGATCGAGGCGCTGCAACTGTGGCTTGAGTTGAGCGGCAATGCATATCTGCTCATCGAGCGTAACAAGATCGGCGTCCCCTACCGCGTCTGGCCGTTAATGTCACAGTGGATGCGGATACAGTTTAGCAAGGAACGCGGCGTCACCGGCTACATGTACGGGCGGATGGAGGCTGACCGTGTTGTGTTCTCACCGGACGATATTGTCCACGTCAAGTTTCCGAGTGTGGTTGATCCTTGGTATGGCGTTGGCCCCCTCGAGGCTGCTGTACTACCAGTTGACCGACTCATCTCGATGGCAGAGTACTCGGCGAGCTTCTATCGTAACCAGGCGCGGCCTGACCTCATCATTCAGGCTCCGTTTGGGCCGGACGCGCCGGAGTATGACCGCGTCCTCGACCAGTGGAAAACAGACTTTAGGCAAACCGGCGGCAAGCCCATCATGCTCCCGCCCGGATCGGACGTGACACCGATCGGGTACCCGCCGAAAGACCTGGCCGAGATCAAGATCGCTGAGTTCACACGCGACGAGATAGCGGCGATATTCCAGGTGCCGATCTCGATGTTCGTCGTGACTAAGAGCCGCGCGGAACTCCAAGCGGCGTTGCAGCAGTACGCGATGCAGGCCATCGTCCCCCGCTGCAAAAGGATGGAAAACGCCCTCACAGTTAAGTTGGCCCGTCAGTACGACGACCGCATCAGGTTCAAATTCGACAACCCCGTCCCCGAGGACAGGGAACTGAGACTCAAGGAGATCGAGTCGCACCTCGGGTCCAGCTACTCCACGATCAACGAGGAGCGCGAGATCGACGGCCTTGACCCCATCGACGGCGGCGACGAGCTTGCCAAAGTGGCGGCGGAAAAGACGGCGGAGAAAACCGCCGGCCTAATGGAAAAGGACACCAATGGCAGCAAAGTCCCGGTGGGACAGTAAGTGGGTAGCGATACTCGTTACCGTCACCGTGTTAGCCCTCGGGGCATTATGGCGAATCGAAAAACGATTCGACTGCATCGAAATGGCACTCACCAAGATCGAGTGCATCCTTGATATGGAGCTTGTGCGGATGGCACAATGGAGAGAAGATGAAAACGAGACTCAAGCTCGGGGCGATACGAAGATTTCTCGGCCCTGATTATCAAGACTTAGACGACGACGCGCCGGTGATCCGTCGCGCCCATCTGTCCGACCCGACCATCCTCAGTCGTGACGGGGACGACGCTCCGCGCGTAGCGTTGCAGGTCGTCTCGTCGGGCGCCGTGGATGACTACGACACCATCATCGACCCGGCGGGTCTCGACCTGGATCGGTTCCGGACGAACCCCGTCGTACTGTGGGGACACCGATACAATGAGCCACCAATCGGGAGCGATCGAAGAATCTGGGAAGAGGCCGGCAAAGTCATTGCCGAGACAGTCTACAGCCGTACTGCCAGAGCCGACGAGGTTTGGCAACTCAAACGAGAGGGGCATCTCAAGGCGCACTCGATTACCTTCTCACCAGTCGAGACGGTACCCCGAGGTAGGCGACACTGGGCTTCCGTGTGCGAGAGATATGGAGTAGACACGGAGACCGGGCCGTACGAAATCTATACCAGGAGCGTACTCCTGGAGCACAGCGACGTGAGTATCGGTGCCAACGCCGACGCCGTTACTCTAGCCGTTTCCCGAGGACTGAGAGTGTCGGAAGACATACTGACAGAGATCGGGGCGCGGAAGCAGGACAGCGAGACACGAGCGGTCGTGATCGTTAAGCCCCGCTTGTTCGTCCGTAACCTTTCGGCGGAAATACGTCAGGCCATTGACAGAGAACGAGGCAAGCTATGAAAGCATTTTTCAGCCGCAAGCTATGGGTCGCCATCTTCACTTTGATCGGGATATTCGCCCCCATCACGAGTGTCGGGGCCATCGAAAAGGTAGCCGCGGCGGTTGTTGCGACCGGCTACGCCATCGGTCAAGGGATGGCAGACGCAAAAAAGGAAACCAAGAAATGATCCTACTCAGTAAGGACGTGGACATCGACGGGACAACCTACCGATCCGGTGACACGCTCCAGGCAGACAAGGCCACCGAGGCCAGGTTGATAGCCGACGGCTCCGCCGAGGACAACACCATCCTCAAGGCAGTGCGAGACGCAATCACGCCCGACAGCAAATCCAGGCCGACCGTAGCCGCCGAAGCTCGCGACCACAACGAGCACTCGGTCTACTGGCGCGGCTCAAGTCCGGACCAGAGAGCTCGCGGTTTCGGCGAGTTTGCGTTGGACATCAAAGCCTCCGGCCGAGGCGTCCGATGCCCCAACATGGACCGGCACCGCAACCAGATAGCTCAGTCCCGAGCGGCCTACAGCGGCACGTACATGCACGACGCGGCAGACCTCGACGATGACTTGATCCCGGATGACTGGGTCAAGGAGATCACCAGGATCGCGTGGGACTACTCGACCGTCTACGAGCGGTGCAGACGATTCCCGATCCAGGGCAACACGCTCCAGCTGCCGTATCTCCACGAGGGAGACCGAGCCACCGAGGGCGCCGGTGGCCGGCACGGTGGCGTCTACGGCACGTTCTCGACGGCCGGCTACGCAAAAACCGAGGTGGCAGCGAAGCCCGACAAGCTCTCGCTGACGCTCAAGGAAATCTCGATGCTGGTCCCCGTGACGGACGCGCTGCTCGAAGACAACGCGGTTGCCCTTGGTCAGTTTCTGTTGACTCTGATGGGCGAGGCGCTCGGCTACAAGGTCGAGCAGGCGATCATCAGAGGCACCAACTTCGACGACAGTTTGCTACACGACACCTCAACGCTGTTCGTCGCTCGGACGACTGCCAACACCATCGTATGGGCCGACATCGTTGAGATGTTTAGCCACATCTGCCCCCCGATGCTGAGACGCGCCATCTGGCTGTTCTCGCCTCGCGCAATCGCGGAGATGCTCAAACTCCAGTCAACCTCGGGCTTCCCGATTTTCCTCACCGGCGGGGCCGGGTTCCCGACCGGCTCGTCCGGCGTCCCGACCACCGTGCTCGGGCTGCCCTGGGCGCTGTCGGAGCATGCGTCCGACCTCGGCACCGAGGGCGACGTGATGCTGGCCGATTTCAGTCAGTACATCATCGCCGAAAAAGCGCGTGGCGTCGAGATGGCAAGCTCGATCCACTTGCACTTTGACTACGACATCACCACGTTCCGCGCGGTACAGCGCATCAACGGCGAGCCGTGGATGCCAGTACCGATCACGATGGAGCAGGGCGACCATCTGTTGTCCTGGGCTGTCGCGCTCGACAACGCAACCGGCACCG